TGTAACTGTTGCTTCCTGTATGCAATAGTACTTTGATAATTTTCGTATTGACTAACAGGTGTTAGATACTTTGAAATAACTGAAGATATGAACTGTTCTGATTTTCCCGGCCTTAACATATAACCGCCCTGTGGGTCATTTTCAAAGAATACATCAAAAGCGGCCATGTCGATAATATTTTCACGACGTAACTTATTGGCCTGTAAATTGGTAATGTTTGCTTTTGTCTTTTCAATGATCATAGCATATTTAGCCACCGCCTCGGATACGGTTGCTTCCGCTTCCTTGATTCTGTTTTCTGATATAAGTTTTTTGAATTGCAAGGCTGCCTGAGGTAGTGATGTAATAGGCTGAAGATCGCTTGCATTGAAAGCAGATTGATACTTGTACTCGACATTCGGTGGATTGTATTTTGCTATGGTTGTTTGATTACCCGGGTTACCCTGAGTATAGATTAGATTCCTATTCAGCCCTGCATCTTCAAACCTTTTCATCTGTGCTGAAGGTTCGTTATATTTTAACATTGCTGATACGTTAGATTGCTCCCTCTGATATGCTTCCTCAGAGAGCTTTTTATTTTCTGCAATTGTGAGATTTGTATTTCTCATTGCAACTTTTGCCTGTTTACGAGAGCCAATAATATTTGCTCCTGTTTGTAGTGCTGCCGCTGCTATTGCTAAGGGTATCCAAATTGGCATTTTTTTACGTTTTTTGTTTTACAATAATACTGTTTTTTTTAATTCCCTGAGTGAATTAGCTCTAGAATACAACCAGCAGGTATTCTAGAGCTTGATGCTCGATGCATTTTTTCGTTTCGGTTTCCAACCGCTTTTTTGGATGATTTCATTTTCATTTATCCCGTTGTTATTAACTGATTTTGTTCCGGGTCTGCCGTCCCGTACAGGCAGGATTGAAAACGCCTCTTATAAGGGCTTGTCAGCTTTTTCAAAATCGGCTTTCGCTCTTTGCTCTTCCGCAAGCTCCAGAGCTTTCGCTTTATCCGCTTTTGTTTTAGCTGCCTGTGCCCTTAGATCGGCGTTTTCACTTTGTATCCTGTCCTTCACTTCGTGAAAGTCAGTTATGTCTAACATTTCATAACCGTCGGGATGATCGAAATCATCTGTGTCGGAGTAATAGACATCTCTTTCGAGAGGTAACTTAACACCTTGTCTGAATTTGTCGAAGATTTGTTGAACGGTGTAGGCTTGATCAGGGGTGACGATACTCACCTCACCGCTGTAGTCCTCGTAACCCTGTTTTGATTTGTAGGTTCTTTGATTTGTATAGGTTTTTTTTATTTCGTTGTATATTTCGTCAACGTACTCACTTTTAACTACTTTTCTTATTGAATCTTTTTTCATAATGAAGAATTTTTAATTGTTTTTATGTTTATATCCCGCTCCGCGGGCCCCTCTGATTTTTTTATGTTTAAGGGTTTGATTTTCTTTTAGGGAGATACTCCGTATCTCTTTCTTTGAATTGAATTGATAGCTCCGTGAGCTTGTTATGATCACATTCCTTGCACAGGAAGAATGGAGCGTCAGGATAGTCAAAACGACGAGGGTTAAACCCGTGCTTAGTTTTGATTTTACATTGTGGACACCAGATTTCAATTGTATCATTTTTTGCCATTGCTTTAAATTATTAAGTTTTTTAGATCTAAAATTTAACGTTATTAACCTGTTTTGTTAAAAAGGCTTCCCAGGAGAGCTCGCCTGGGAAAGCCAATTGTTTGATTTATTGTGATTTATAGAGGTTAATATTATTAAGTTAAAGTTTTGGTGTTCCAAATATTGGCATTGGCCGGATTGCTTTTACATCGTTGTATAACTGTATGTAAAGCTTATCGTTATCGGTAGTATCAGGGAATATCCTTGTCATAGTTGAGCTGTTAGCTTCTATAAAGGCCTGTACTAACAGAGGCCTATTGACAAACTTCCTTCCCATGTGCCAGAAGTCTAAAGCATCCCTGAAGTCACCGTGAACAGTGGATGGTTTGTACTTGTACGAAGAATAACGAGGGGTATAGCCAAATACTGCATCATTGTCCTGAGCAGTGCCTAAGTAATCGTGATAGATTTCTTTTGATAATATTGCTTCTTCACCAAGATGAGCGAACTGTGGATAGAAGAAATCGAAACGGTCACGACGTAACCAGATTTTTTCAACGCCCTGTTGATAGGTTGTTCTCGGTATTACACTTAATATTCCCAATACATAACCGTTTTCCGGGAAAAAGGATTTAAAGCCTGCGGAATTTGAGGCCGACATGCCATGACCATACATGGTGGCGCCGTCAGTATCCTCATTATTGAAGGTGGCGAGGACTTCTGAGATAACTATTGGAGCTTTTCCTCCGCCAAGAAATTCGGCTCGCATCATTCGCGAGTCGTTAGGCTTAACGCCGAAGAAGGATAACACGTGTTCCACGTAACGAGCGCCCCCACGCATTGAACGTTCAAGAAATTCCTGAAGGCGGACCGATGTTCTTAGGTCGTTGATGGTTGATCCAATTGATTCAATATTTTCGACCTGCAGGTCGTTGGTTCCCTCCTTAAGTACCTTGTTTGGACCGTCAGTTCCTACAATGACATTTTGACCAACAGTAACAGCACCAGTGACTATTGGACTATATTTAATTTCTGTTGGTATAAGTACGTCATCGCCCCTTTGCGTATCAGGAAGTGCTGAAGTAAAATAATCCCTTTCATATGCCCTTTTGCGTAAAGCAACGATATTAAGATTGTCAACAACATCGCCTTTGCTGAAGGGAACTTCAGATGTAAGATTCTGATCACGATAGTAATCGTTATAAATTTGAGTATACGCCCTAAAAGGTAAGGCGTTAATTATTGCAGGATCGGTAATTGTTCCCGATTGTGGTGGTGGTATTCCAAGATAGTCAGCTAAGGAACCCTTTGCAAAATCAAGTTTTTGCCCCTCGCCGACTGTTAATACAGGCATTGCCGGAAACGTCTTTCCGTCTTTACCGCCTGTGAAAAAGTTTTCGTAACCGTCCCAGATAATTCTCATAGGGACATAGAAATAATGGATGTACACGTTAACACGATGCATAACAGGCGCAAGCATAGGAGCTAGCCTGATCATGTGTTCGGTCTTTACCCTGAACTTATCACCGGGGACGACTTCTTCCAAGTAGATAGGAGTTAACTGGCCGAACTTTGTAGATAACTTTTTTTCATGTGACAGATCAAAGACGTTGCGCCTCGGTGCCTTCATGGAAACTGAATTGAAAATTTTTCCTTTCATAATTTTTTGAATTTAGAATTAGTTGATAATTGTCTTTTTTTTGTTTCAGATAAATTAATATTGGATTGTACTTTGCTCATTACTTCTTCATCGGTTAATTCCTGAAAGTATTTAAGCCCTTTGTTCATTAATTTTTCATTGTCTTTTATACTGAATATTTTGTTTGTGTAGTAACGAGGTAACCGGACATGAACACCATTTTGTTTTTTACCGTATCTATTTAAATTTTGCTTATGATACTTTTGATTTGATAAGGTTAGATATCCCTCTCCAATTCCTTTACTGATTAAACTAAAAGCCTGATTGCTTTTTTTTCTGTTTTCGACTATATAACCACAGCAATAACGAATTGCTTTTGTTGATAATTCATCAACATAGATTATCCCTTTAGAGATTCTATTTTCGTCGGACCACGCGAAATCAACAAGGTTTGCAAATGCTTCCGCATTGATTGTATTTACACCGAAAAAGATAATGTGATAGTGGGGACGATAACGTAATTCTCCATACTCACCGACTGCGTAGTACTTAAAACGTGTTTTCCCTTCAAATAAGACACGTTTGCCAGTATAGTCAAGGGGGAGGGCCTGCCGGGTGATATAATTCCTTACACGCTTTAAAAATAGCGTTAAATCATCTTTTGATACTGAAAGACCAGTTTCAGCGTCATATGGAACATATTCATCTTTGTAAGTAAGAGTAACGGCATAGCAAAAGCCATCACTCTTTAATTGTTCCTGTTCCATTCTAAAGACCCATTGTTCTTGCCGGTTTACACGGCATGAAATACATTTACCACAGGGTACAAATATACCCTGCGGCAAACGTACAGGATTTAAGCAGTTCATAACCGTATACCACCACGTGCAACGGAGTAACTGCGAAGACGACGACCGGACGCCCGTTTCCTTCTGGACACGAAAGACCGACTTCTTTTTGAATAACTTCTTCTACGGTAAGCCATGATTTTTAATTTTAAGTTAATAATAAAACTATTTAAGAATTTTAAGAAAATTTACAAGATCGCCAAGCCAGGGTAAAGCACTTTCTAATAGTTGTAACTGTTGCTTCCTGTATGCAATAGTACTTTGATAATTTTCGTATTGACTAA